GGTAGTAGGAGATGGCCCGCATCTCCTCGGAGCGCTCGACGCGGCACTCGATCGTGTGCCCTCGCTCTCGCAACGTCGAGGCGCGGCTGTGGACAGTGAGCCCGACGCCCCGGTCTTGGAAGGAGCGCTGCAGGATGGCGCTGCCGGCGATCCAGTTGCCCGGCGCCTCCTGAAGGACGGACAGCATGAAGCTGGCGTCCGTCTGCCTCATGCGGCCCAGACCTCAACGCGCACGAGCCGCCCCTCATGGTCGTACTGTGGATCGAAGGCGTAGTTCTCGAGTGCGCAGCGACTCTTCGTCAGCGAGACCGCCAGCTCGAGCTTGGCCTGATCCTCGTCACGCTGGCTGATCCTGTAGTTGCAAACATCCCGCCACTCTTCGGGCGTAGCCCAGGTCTGGTGAACGAACAAGCAGCCGCGACCGCGCGACTTGGCCCACCATCCTTCACGGGTGGAGAGGTAGCGCCTGACGTAGTCCCATGAGAGTCGTGCGAAGCGCTCGACGACCTTCGGGTGCTCAGCGTTCAGTCCCAGTTCATCTACGAAGACCCAGTACTGGGAGTCCTTGCGAAGATCGGTGACGATGGAGCGACGGGAGACGCGCTCCTCTGCCTCGCGGTAGTACTCGACGTGCGCCTTGACCGCCCGCTCCAGTTCAGTCATGGCTGAGTACCTCCTCACCTGCCCGCGCTTCCTCAACGAGCTCCTTGAGTCGCATGGCCTTGACACCGATGTCTGTCAGCGATTGCGCCGAGAACTCCGGTGGCACATCGGCCTCGCCGCGCTCCACCATGCCGACGAGCTCGTCCAGCCAGCCGTTGATCCGGAGGACGAGTCCGATGAAGGTCGGCCCCTGCGGTGCGTTCGTCCGCGGGATTCCCGTCTCTGCCTCCTGGCGCAGTTCGTGGACGCGCTGGCCGGCGGCGACGTTCTGGCGAATCGCGGGATCTCCGAGAAGGTCTGCGACTACCTCTGGCTCTGCATCGCGCAGAACTGAACGAGCGTGGCGCTTGGCGACCTCGCCCTTTCCCTCCGAGAAGGGAAGTTCTCCGGTGTACCGTCCGCGATTTGCAGGTGTTTCATGCCAAGCAACGATGTCCTTTACCCAAGTCGGGCTTCGCTCAAGGCGACTGGCAATCTCAGTCCAAGTTGCATCCTCATCACGCGCGGCGCGAATCTCTGCAGCCGCTTTTCGATAAAACGCCTCACCACGCGCGACGTAGTCCTTAGCGCGATCGACGTGTTGCTCTGCCTTCGTATTCATGCATTCCCCTTTCTCATCTGCTTTTCGGCACTGACTCGTCGCTGGAGTTCGGCGGCGAGGTCGTATTCGCGGTGATCCGCGAGCGCCTTGATGGCGCGATCGACGAGATCCAATGCGTCCGCCTCCTCTTCATCGTCCTCCCCGTCGCCGTAGAGTTGGTCGATCGAAACTCCGAGCACGTCGGCGATCGCGGGGATGACACCGGCTCGCGGAGTGTGCTGCCCGCTCTCCCATCGCGCGATCTGCGCCTGATCTGCCTTCATGCCATGACGCCGGCGCAGTTCGTAGGCGACGTCGTTCTGTGTCATGCCACGTGTCGCCCTGAACTGTGCGAGGCGGCGGGGGCGGAAGGTCATAGTCGCCACAGGTGCGGAGTATGGCATAGCGGAATCCGCATGTCAAAAACGCCACGGTGGAGACGCTGACACAACAGGAGTAGCGTCCGCGCCGTGCGGATTACAGCGCCCGAACTTGTGCGCCTCGCTCTTGCGCATACCGGTGCCTCCGGCCCGACCGAGCTGGCAGACGAACTTGGTCTAGAAGGTCGCCATGCGCCTCAGAAGATCAGCCGGTGGATCGCAGGAACTCACGAGCCGGACTTCGAGGCAACGCTGCTGCTCCTTGAACGAGCAGGGATGCTGCGCGCTAGTCCTACACGTCGTCGCGCACGAGATACAGCGACGCTCGCTGACGACGATCTTGCGGAACTGATCGAGACTGCAACGTCGCTTCTACGGAAGCTAGAGCATCTCGCAAATCAGCCACCGCTGCCACAAGCCGGGGCGACTGCCTGACGGCAGTGTACGGTCGCTCCTCCAGCACGATGCCGCCGCAGGTGTCACAGCTCGGCCAGACGCCACCGCCTGGCCGGCGCCTGGGGCTCACGGAGACCTGGACGGGGCACTCGCAGACCGCGGCCATCGGCAACTGAATCTAGCAACGAGCGCATCCGCTACTATCCCCGCCGACGCTGCCGGGGCAGCGTCCCCTACAGAACTACCGCCCCGGCCGAAGGAGGATAGTCACGATGAGGAAGTTCGTGACAGGACTAGTCGCCGGCCTCGTGTTGGCGACGTCAGGAGTCGCTGCTGCTTCGCAGTGGGCCTGGACAAAGGACTACCGAGGACTGTACTGCGGGGCCCAAGGCCCGAACGTGGTCTGTATGAAGAAGAACGCCAAGGGCTACGTCGTCGGCATCAACAAGGACTTCGTGGCGGTGTTCCGCCAGCCGAATGCGAAGAAGCCGATCCTCGTGAAGTGGCACGACGAGTGACCAACTGAAAAAGCGCCCCGCCCCCGGCCGAAGCCAGAGGCGGGGCAAAGGTTTCTCTCTAGGGGCGGCACGACCACTGCCTCCAACCCTGCCGCGCGACGATCCTGGCAGCGCCGAGTGCGTTGGCCACGGGATCGAAGACGGAGAAGCCAGCGACGCCCTGCGATGACCAGGTGCCATCCAGGAATTGGAACAAGCCCGACGCCGTCGAGCTCCGGTTCTTCGCGAACGGGTTGAGCGTGTGCCCGGTCTCGCACAGCGCGACCGACATCATCTCCGAATAGGAGACGCCGAACACGCTCGAGGCAAGCCTGATCGCATAGCGCGCGCCCGGATACTCCGAGCGGTTGTGCAGCCGCCAGAGCTGCCGACCGTACTGCGAAACTTGTGATCGTAAGGTGCGCACCATGTTCCCGTGCCGCGTCAGAGAGCGATGCTCCTTGGCGTACCGGTGATGCCACTGCTTGGCCGTCAGACCCTGGTGCGTCGACGGCGCGAGCGCCTCGCTCGTCCGTGGAGCGAAGGCGAGAACGGCGCCGAGCGCCGCCACTGCGATGATGACGGTAAGGACGCGAATGACGTCCTCCTTGTGAGACGACGTGTCCCGCCCTGCCCCTCACAGGAGGCGGACGTCAGAGCCGAGCTACGGCTCCGCTAGTACGTCACACCGGCGGCGATCGCCCGACGAATGAAGTCGGCCATCCAGCCCACGTCGCCGCCGTCGATGTAGTACAGCACCAACCCCTTGAGCCCAGACAGCCGTTGATCCTCGATCGCCATCTGGGGGTCGATGATCTCGCCCGAGTCCTTGCGTACGCAGAGATAGATCGGCTTCACGAGCGCCGGCGGGATGCGAGGCTGCGCACCCTTGATCCAGCCGACGATGCGTGTCGGCGGGTCGGCCCAGATGACAGGCGGCTGGCCCCAGAAAGTCTGCACCGACATGCGGAAGTTGGCAGGCCGCGGCGTGTAGGCGTTCTCAATACCGCCCGCGAAGGAGCCGAAGTACGTGTCTAGGTGCGAGGGGAAGCCCGCCCACTGGATCGAGCGCCAGCGCCGCGTGAACGACCGAGACCAGGCGCCGTTCGTCTCCACATCGGCTGCCCTGACCTCCTCCTCGAAGTTGAAGTCCATGCCCTGCAAGCCCAGGCGGTTGCGCTCGGACAGGCACCAGTTGGCCGTCTCCTCAGGCCCCCATATCTTGCCGCCCAGCGGATCGCCTGAGGGGCGATTCATGCCCCACACCTTCCAACCCTGGGCCTTCCAGCCGTCGACGAGTCCGCGGGGGATCTGGCCGTTGTCCTGCAGGTGGACGCGCAGCACTCGAGCACCTGCCGCGTGCAGCTCACGCAGTTCGGCACTGCCCGGATCGCGGCACCAGCCGGGGCCATCGCGCCAGTTCCAGAGGATCAGGTGCGCTCGCTGATGGATGGTCGGTGCCACTAGTCCTTCTCCACCTTCTCGCGCACCGTCGATTTCGGCCAGCGCTTCCAGACGGCCAGGCTCACGAAGAGCCCGGTGATGGCAGAGCGGTAGCGATACCAGGAGCGGCGCTTCATGATCGCCTCCGTGGCTTCTGCGGCTCCGCGACGACAGGCTCCGGCGCCGGTGGCCTCGTCTCCGGCACGGCCGCCGACTCGGAGTTGCCGACCTGGAAGGCGAGCAGGCACTTGGCGGCCGCGAACAGCGCCGCGAAGCCGGCCGAGACGAGGATCGTGTCCCACTCGATCTTGTCGACCAGCGAGACGCCGACCAAGACGCCCAGGAATGCCTGCACCGCCGTCCAGGCGGTGCGCTCGAGCAGGTCGAGGTACTTGGCCTTGCGCATGATGCCCTCCCTCTAGGGATTCGTCGCGCCGTCTTGGCAGTTGACCCTGCCCAGGATCTTGACGACCGCGGTCTGCACATCCGAGCGCCGTTCGGTACGCAGCTCGCGAGCAGTCGGCGCCAGTTCCACCCGCTTGATGGCAGCGAACGCTTCGCACAGTTCTGTTACCCGGTCGTTGACGCGATTCGTGTGCAGCCGAGCGTTGCGACCGACGAGCCAGATGGACGCCGCCAGGACACAGACCATGACCGAGAAGACGATCACGAGCTCGTGCCGGCGTATCCAGCTCACTTCGCATCACCACGCTGGGCGAGCTTGGAGATCGTGCCCACGCCGATCATGCCCCCGAACAGGATCAGCAGATAGGGCCGGTCGGCGTCGTCGAACAGCAGCACCCAGGCGATGCCGACGAGCCCGGCGGCGCGCGTGACCCAGACCCAGAGCCGCTCGCCGTTACGACGGGCCATGAGCTCCTCCCTAGGCCATCAGCGGGGGCCTGCAGATGTAGCGCAAGTCCGATCTGTAGTGGAGCGACACCGGCATCGGCCCCGCCTCCTGGCCGTGCGATGAGAAGATGGCCGTGCGAGCCGTGCCGCCCCTGCGGCAGAGCGTGACGTGGCCCGAGTAGTGAGCGAGGTCACCGACTCGGAAGGGCTCACCGACACGGGGCCAGTCGTCCTCGGTCGAGGTGTTGCCGTAGCCCGACCATTCTCCGGCGCCGCCTCCCTTGGCGGGATCGGGCACGTTGACGCCCGTCTTCTCTTTCGCGTAGTAGAAGGCCTGGATCACGTAGCCCGAGCAGTCCGACCAGACGTAGCCCGCCGTCGGCGACACCGAGACATCCACCGGCCTCGCCTGACGGTAGTGCCAGGCGTCCTCGTTACCCTCGGCCTTGAGGCAGAACTCGACGATGGCCGCCCGCACGTCTTGCTCGTCGGGCACGTTCAGCTCCTGCCACTCGTCGCGGATCAGGAGCTGCGCGTAGCGATCGAGCGCGTACTCGCCCTTGTGCTGTCCCTGCGTGACCTTGGCGCTGCGCAACTCCTTCCAGGTCTGGCGACCGTAGACGCCGTCTGCGGGGATGTCGTTCTCCTGCTGCCACTTGCGAAAGCCGGTGTCGAAGGCGCCCGCCCTAGGCCAGGCCTGCGTGAAGTCCTGGCCTTTCCAGGTCATGAAGCCGAGCCTCGAGATGGCGCGCTTCAGCGCCTCCACCGTCGGCCCCTTGGACTTCATCTTCGTCGAGGCGTTCGAGTAGGGCCCCGTGAAGGGACACTCCTTGGTGCTCAGCATGGAACCTCCTAGAGCGTGGTGCCGGCCAGCCTGTACTTCGTCTCCCACTCGTTGATGTGGCCGCGGATCGTGTGCGAGATCTGCACGACGCGGCACATCTGGCTGTACATATTGCCGCCGCCGGGCGGCCTGCGCCTGACCAGGACGTAGTCCTCCTGGCCGATGTCCAGCACCGGCTTCCAGCACAGGTCGGGATTGCCTCCCGGCTTCACCGTCAGTTCCTCAGGTCTCGCCACCGGCTCTGCCGGGTCGCCCCCTCCTGAGGAGCCGTACATGGCGAGCAACTGGCTGACGAGTGTCTGCGCATCGGTGATCCCCGCGGCGCTGTCCCTGAGGATCGTCTCTCGCACGATCTGGCTCTGGCCGAAGTAGGCGTTGCCGGCGTTACCGCCGAGGCCGCCCGTCGCCACCGGGTTGGCCGTGCCGCCCTCGATGTTGATCCATATCGAGTTGTAGAAGTTGTAGACGCCGTAGGGCAGGCCGGCCGCCGTGTAAGGGATCTCCGAGCCACCGCCGTCTCCGAACACGTAGCCCGTGTCCGCCGCCTCCAGGTAGGAGGCCTTGCCCTCGGCCGTCCAGACGAGCGGCGTGTCCGCAGAGCCGGTGGCGACCGTCTCGGCGATCACGTCCAGCACCTTGACGCTGCTCGTGTCCGTCGAGTAGTCCTTGGCACGGCAGGTGAGGCCCGCATACCAACTGCTCGTGCGCATGGACGAGGGGTGGCTCATGTTGTCCAGGATCGCGCCCAGGCGCACGCCCGCGGTCTGGGCGGAGGCGTAGTTGTTGCCGCCTGACCAGTTGCTCAAGAGCGCCATGCTGTCGGTCAGGTCTGCCTCGACCGTGCCCCAGTTCGGCCCCCAGCCGGCGTCCCAGTTGACCCGCCACTCGGGGATGTGGCCGCGGAAGACGGTGTACGTCGTCGAGTCGTAGAGCGCCGTCACCCGCATCTGCATCCAGGGCCTGAGCGGATAGTAGGAACCGGAGGTATAGGTCGGGTCGTATGTGCGGGCAGAGTTGTCCAGCAGCATCGTGCCGCTGGCAGCCTGCACTTGATCCAGCTCCTTCTGCCTGCCGGACAGCGTCACGTCGAGCTCGAGCACGTCTTCTGTGATGTCCACCCAGGTCGGAGAGACGACAAAGACGCCGTCGTCGGGCGCGATCTCCACCGTGATCGTGGGACTGGCCGCTCCGCTCGGAGGAGACCAGACGGGCGTCGTAACCGCGGTCGGGTGCGTGACCTGCGTCGTGCCGGTGACGGTCGCATTCCCCGTCGTGTTCTCTCCCCAGTCGGGCTCCGGCGAGCGATAGCCGAGGATCGGCACGTAGGAGGCGAGCGAGTCCGGCTGGACGAGGAGCGGCCAGTCGCCTGCCGCCAGCTGCGTGATCTCGGCGCCTGACAGGGCGGCGTCCCAGACCGCGAACTCGGCCAGGTCTCCTGCCCAGAAGCCGGACGAGCCGCCGAAGGAGCCGATGTAGAAGGGATCGGTCGACGTGCTGAGCGTCCCGATCGGCGCCTGGAACTCCGACACCGTCTGCGAGACGCCGTTGAAGTAGATCGTGGGATCGTTCGTGGTCGCGCCGCCGTTGTAGACGATGACGACGTTCGTCCACACGTTGACCGCCGGGCGCGTCACCGACCAGACGCCGGTCTGCGTCGACCAGACGCGCTCGAAGACGTACTGGCCGCCGTTGTCGTAGAACGAGGTGATGCCGGGCTTGTTGATCATCACCCGGGTGCCGGAGGTCGTCGTCCGCCGCGCCCAGATGGAGTACGTGCGGGCGCCCGTGCCCGAGCTCGTGAGCCCGGTCAGGATCGTGTCGTCGGTGGCGTCGAAGTTTCGGGCCATCTACTGGAAGGCGAGCGGCCGGAACGTCCCCCGGCGTCCCAGCGCCGACTCGATCTCCGGCACCAGCGCACGGGCGATCTCGCGCTGTGAGCCACCGACGACCGGGCCGTGGAAGTGGATGTTGACGCCGCCGCCACGGTGAACCGTGCCCGCGCCTTCCCAGTCGAGAGGAATGATGTGGCCCGTCGCGTGGCCTGAGTAGGGGTCGCTGAAGCCGCCGGCCATGACGCGCGCGACCGCCGCCCACGTGCGGCTGTAGTTGCTGTCACCGCCACCGCCACCGTCCATACTGGGCATGCCTGCGTCGAGTGCGACGACAAGTGCCTTCGTGATACGTCCCGCATCGAAACCGCTGAGGAACTCGTCTACCAGTTTGCCGCCCCACTTGTCGATGTCGCGCAGCGGCCCCTCCTTCGGCGGTGACTTCGACTTGAGCGGCGGCGCGGCCGCGGCGGCCAGTTCCCGCGCGGCCTGCTTGACGTTCTCTATCGCATCTCTCAGACCGTCCGCGAACTCGTCGCCCAGCTTCTTGCCCCAGGTCTTGTAGTCGATGCCGAAGTCCTCGAACAGCGCCATAAGCTTCTTGTGGGCCTGCTTCCAGGTGATGCGCTCGTTCGCAAGAGCCGTCTCGATCTGCTTCAAGCGCGTCGTGAAGCGCTCCGTCTCCTTGGCGACCTTCTCGTCGTGCGCCTTCTGCTCCTCGATCGCGAGCTGCTGGAGGTCGAACTTCCTCAGCGCGAGAACTGCGGCGGAGTGAGCTTTCTGCGCTTCGATGATGGCCGCGTTGGCCTCGTTCAGCTTCGTCAGCGCGCCCTGCTTCCACTCCTCGATCTTGGCGGCAGCCTCCTCCGGGCTCAGGCCCAGTAGCTGCTTCGCCATGTCTTCGGGGAGTGCGGCCTGTGCTGCAGCCACTCCCCCGCTCGCCAGCGCAGCGGCGGCCTGATCGAGATTGGCTAGCTCGCTCGCGGCCTGACCGGCTGCCTTCTGTGTGTCGACCAGCGCCTGGTTGGACGCCGTCAGCGCGTCCCTCAGGCCCTTCTCCGTCTCTGCAAGCTCGATGGCCGCGAGCTTGAGCGCAGAGGGCGGCTGCCAGCCCTCGTATTTCGCATTGATGGCCGCTATGCCGGCATCGGCCAGGCTGCTCCAGGCATCGGCGAAGGCCTGCTTGCTCTCCCTCACCGCCTGCGCCGCCGCCAGCGTCGCCTCCTTCGTGGCCTCGCGCATCATGCGAATGATCTGCGCCTTGGCGCTCGGCTCCATGCCCAGGAAGCCGGCGATCATCTCCTTGACGGCACTCGAGCCCAGCACCTTGGTCGCCCTGCCGATCTCGGCGAGCACGTCTGGACTGACCAGCGCCTTCATCTTGCTCTTGAGCTCCGGCGTCTTCTCGCCAATGCCGGTGATCAGGCCACCCACGATGTCGTGGCCCAGCCGTATGAAGACCTTGGAGTCGGAGCCCGTCTCCAAGCGCTTGGCCGCGGAGACGTGGGCCGCCGCAGCCAGCGACGCAGCCGCCGCGGCAACGGCAGGGATCTTGGCGATCATCCCGGCTGCGAGCCCTGCACCGATCGACGCGCCCATGGCAGTGGCCGCCGCCGCCGCCTGTCCTGCCTTGGCAGCGATGCCACCTGCTATCTGGCTGATCTGCGCCAGTACCTGCGTACGCGCCGTCTTGGCCGAAGTCACGATGTCCTTCATCGCCGCCGTGAACACGGGCACGCCCTTGGCCTTGGGCTCTGCCTCGACGGGCTTCTTGACGTTCTGCCGGGCCGTCTCTGTAAGGTTCTCGGCTTGCTTTATCCCCTGCGCGAAGGACGCTGCGCTCTTGATCTTCGGCTCTGCCTCGATCGGCCGCTTCAGGTTGCCGCGCGCCGTCTCGGCCGCGGTCTCGGCGGCCTTCATCGCCGTCTGGAAGATGCCGACGTTCTTGCCCTTCGGCTCTGCCTCGATCGGCTTCATGAGTCCGGCTCGCGCCCGGTTCGCGCCTTCGCTGACCTCTCGCATGTCCGCCTGGAACTTGGGGACGTTCTTCGTCTCAGGCTTTGCCTCGATCGGCTTGGCCGCCGCCCCTCGCGCCGTATTGACGACGCCGGGGATCTTGATGCCGAGCGCCGCCAGGAACGGCTCCAGGCCCCGCACCTTTGCCTCGGCGACGATGTCCTGGAGCTCCGGAACCTGGCCCATCTTCGCGGTCAGGTCGAGGATCACCTGAGCTAGCTCAGCCGTCTTCAGCTTGGCGTTGGCCATTCGTGTGTCACCAAGCTCGAGGAGCTTCTGTCCCGCTGCCTCCGCACCGTCTCTGATTGCCCGGACGGACTCGACGAACGTGTCCTTGAACTTCGTCTCGGCGAACGTGCCCGTGGTCTTGACTGTCGCGCGCTGGAGTTCGAGCAGTCCCTGCACGCCCTCGCGCATCTTGTTCGTGCGATCCTGCTGCGCCGTGGTCTGCTCACGTAGTGCGCGTACGTGACCAAGGTCGGCCTGCTCTGCGTTCAGCGTCGCGTCCCTGAGCGCTTCCTTGGCAGCCTTGGCCTGCTTTGACTTCGCCCCGTGCTCGTCGACGGCCCGGTTGTAGTCCCGTAGCGCCTTTGTCTCCTCCTCCTGCGCTCTTTCCACCTGGATGCTTGTGGTCTTGACGGCGAGGTTGGCCTCCTTCAGGCGCTGGAAGCTGTCCGCCAGGGTCGGCACGTTGCCCGCAGCCCTCTTGATAATCGAGTCCAGCTCTGCGGCGGCGATCTTGGCCTCGATGAAGTTGTTGGTTAGTTCGCCGACGAGCAGGCCGAGCGGGATCAAGAGCGCCCAGAAGGGATTACGACTGAGGTTACTGAGAATCGTCCCGATCTGGCCGATGGATATGCCGAGCTTTCCGAAGATGGCCTTCAGCGCGATGATGTCGAGGATCGCCAGCCCTATCGTCCGCCCGAGGTCGGTCTTGAAGATGTCGATGGCGATCTTGGCTGCCGTGCGCAGGCCCTCGAATGCCGTCTTGCCGAGCGTCTTGATCGTGTCGAAGTGCTGGCGCACCTCCTCGATGCCCCTGCTGACAGCCCTGACGATCCCGTCCATGACGGCCGTCATCACCTTCTCGATCTGCGGCCAGTTCTGGTTGATCGTCTTGACGACGTTGGTCAGCGCCGGCAGCATCTTCGCGGCCAGCTTGCCCGCGACCTCCTCGAAGGCATTGCGAAGCTTGGCTAACTGCCCCGGCATCGTCTCGCCGAAGGCCTTGGCCGAGCCGCCGAACTCCCTGTTCAACTCGGCAAGGATCACCTTCTGGGCACCCATGACGTTGCCCGTCTCGACCATCTTCTTGATGGTCTCCTTCTGCGACTCCGTGAACGAGACGCCCACGCGCTGCAGCGCCGTCAGTCCCTTGATCGGGTCGTTCAGCGCCTTGCCGAGCTGGATGGCCGACTTCTGCATGTCCTGGCCCAGCGCAACCGACATATCCAAGAGCGTCTTCGTCGCCTGGTTGAAGATGTCGTTGCCCTTGCCGACCTCGTTGCGGATGTTGGTGAAGGTGAGCAGCATGTTCTCGCCGCCCTGGATCACCTCGTCGTCGATGCCCGACATCTCCGACAGCGACTCGGCGAGACTCGAGACGTCCTTGGCCGCGACGTTGGCGGCGCCGCCCGTCGACTCGAGGACGGCGGCCGTCTGCGCTGCCACCTTCTGGCCCTCGGCCAGTTCCTCGAAGCCGACCTTGAGCGTGGCCACGAAGCCTGCGCTGATGGCGACGCCGGCACCGACCGCCACCTTGCCCAGCGTCATCAGCGCGGAGCCGAACCGCGATCCCTGGTTGGCAGCGGTACCGAGGGCGCGACTGTAACTGCTCGCGTCTCCCACGATCTCCACACGAAGCGTCCTAGCCAAGGCACTCCTCCAGACTCTGCGCGGACTTACGCCGGTTGCAGGCTCTATGGCTCGCAGCCAAGTTCGTCGGATCGTTGGTTCCGCCACACGAGCGCGGAACGACGTGATCGATCTCTAGGTCTTGCCAAAGAATTGTCTGGCGACAGATGTGGCAGAGACGAGCATCTCGCTCCCAGATTTCTCGGCGTCGAATCAACTTGTGCTTGCGCGATTCCTCCCGCCGTTTTTCCGCATGCTTCGCATACGAGCGCCGACGAATCTCGCTGAGATGCTCAGGTCGCTCGCGAGTGAGTTGGCGTATGTGCTCTCGACCCCGCTCCGCATACTCGGGATCCGCCACTCGTCTGGCGATCTGGTAGTTACGTGAATCCTCACGTAGCTTCTCGCGATTGCGCTCTCGATAGCGAGCAGTCACCTCGCGACGACTGGCGGACTTGCGATAACGAGCAACGTACTCACGGCGACGAGCAATCGCGCACAGCTCACAGAGCACCTTCGTGTGCCGTCCTGGCAGAACGGGCATCTCACGCAGGAAGCCGCAGCGTTGACACTCCACGATGCGTGTCTTCATCTAGCGCCTCCTCTCTTCCCGCTTGCGGTCGCGCTCCATCTCATAGAGCGAATGCGTCATCGCGTGGTAGTGCTCGAGCCACAGCCGCTCGACCTCCCAGGGCTTTATGCCGAAGAAGTGGCCGAGGTCGACTCGCCAGAACTGCTCCGTGGCGTCTCGGCCGAGCCTGAGCGGTCGGCAGTATCGGTTGATGTCGGAGACGATTCGCTCGAGGGCTGTGCGCTGTCGGCGCTTTGAGGGAGCGGCACCACCTCTGCCCCCTGCGGCTCCTCGGGCTCCTCCTCTGCCGCGATGATCTCCAGCGAGTCGGGGTCGTCCATCCTGACGGCCACCAGCTTGGCGATCGTCTTCGGCGACCAGCCGGTGTGCTTGTGACGCACGGCCGCCGCCATCATGCCCGCCATCACGCTCATGGACGTGCGCCCGTACTCGGACTCGGCGGCGGCTTCTGCGAACTCCTCCATGTCCATGCCCGTCACCCGCTCGATGACGACGGCGTCTCCCATGTCGTAGTACTCGGGCCACGCGTAGAACTCCCCGCGCAGCTTGAAGCCTGCCTCGTCTGCCATATCTCCACCTCCTCAGAATCCGTTGCGCCCGGCCAGCGAGTCGAGCACGTCTCCCACCTTGCGCTCCACCGTGGCCGCGTTCTGCTGCAGCGCCGGATCCATCGAGCGCTCCATCAAGAGCGTCGCCAGGTTGGCCCTGCCGCGGCCGCCACGGCCGCGAGCCGAGGGCACCATGAACACGAGCCCCTGGGCTTTCGAGACGCCGATTCGCATGCCCGCCCAGTGAGGGCTACGCGGCATGTTGCGGATGCGGGTCAGGGCGAGGTTCTCGGCGTCCGTGCGCACGTCTTCCGCCGCCGCCTTGAGACCATCGACCAGTTCGTCCGATATGTCTCCTGACATGCGGCGGAAGTCGCGCGACAGTTCTCTCAAGCCCCTGACCCTGACCGCGCCGACCATCGTGCTAGGCCAGCGTGGCGGTGCCCCAGTTGAAGACGGCGTTCGTCGCCGGCGAGAACTCGACCTCCAGTTCCTCGATCTCGTTCAGCGTCACGCCGAGCGGGAACGTGAAGATGGAGGCGGTGCCGCCGTAGATCGGGTTCGTCGTCGAGGTGCCCGCGTCCGAGTCGCGCTGCACCCAGAACGTGAACGCCGAGCCGCCCTCGTACAGGGGCTTCATCACCTGGAACGGCCCGCCCGCAGCCATGTCGTTGCGGAACTGGATGGTCACGGTCTGCTCGCGGAGCCCCTGCACGTACGTGCGGGCGCCCGTCGGCGAGAAGCCCGAGGCGTCCAGCTTCTCCTTCGTGTCCTCGATCTGGACATCGTGTGCCCAGGAACTCAGCACGGTGCCGTTCACGACGACTTTCCAGTCGGTCGATGCGCCAACTGTCATTGCCTGCCTCCTCCCTTGCGGGTTAGATGGATCGAGCCAGCTCCACGTAGCGCTCGCGGTTTTGCGCAGAGGCCGCCTGCACCTGCGGGTTGCGCTCCGGCCCAGAGGTGACGCTCGTCTTGTGGTGCAGTGCGACCCGTACGTCACGGAGCGTCATGCCCGCCAGGCGGGCCGTGAGGCACAGGAGGTTGTCGGAGTAGTAGGCGGGCTCGGCAAGCGTCGCGTCGAAGCCGCCGAGCGAAAGCAGGTCATCGCGCATGCCGGCCAGACACCAGCCGTCGATGTAGGGGAAGCTGGTGCCGTCGACATCGGCGTGCGCCTGCAGGCGAACGGGGCCGCAGAGAATGCCCGGCGCGAGCGCCTGGCGGATCTGCTCCAGCCAGCCCCGCCTGCCGAGGGAAACGTCGTTGTTCAAGAACAACACCGCCGACGAGTCGGTCAGCCCGAGGCCAAGGTTGGAGGCGGCCGCGAAGCCGAGGTTGGCCGCCGCCCTGTGCGTGCGAAAGGGCAGATCGGGCGCGCCGCCGTTGTCCACGATCACGACGTCGTCACCCGGTCGCAGCTCCGGCCCCACCGCGTCGATGTAGTCGGCTGCCAGCTCCGGGTGCTCGTACCAGGGCGTGACGATCGCGATCGTCGGCAAGGGCGCATGCCGTTCGGGGCGAATGATGGACGTCACCTCCTCGCGCCAGACGACGCCGCCGAATGCCTCGGCCGTCTCCGAGATGAACGTGTAGTCGCCGCCTGGCTCTGCAAAGCCCGGCGCGTGCTCAGCCCAGGAGCCGAGCTTGTCCGGCTCGTTCGGCACGACGTACATCTGCGTGGAGACGTTCCCGAACTCGAGCACCGGCCTGCGCCACAGCACGCCGTGGGCGTAGTGATCCATGCGGAAGATGACGGGCCGCTCGCAGGCCGCCTCGCGCATCAGCCTGATCGCATGCGGCGTGTACACGTCGTCGTCATCGAAGAAGGCGAGGTGCGTGCCCGTCGCCAGCGTAATGCCGTGCGCTCTGCCCGCATGGCCGCCGGTGACGCCGAAGTAGCCCTCCGTGAGGATCGCGTTTGGCGGGAGCTGGCAGGGGGTTGCGCTCCCGCCGCCCGCGACGTCGAACACGACGACGAGCTCGTCGGCGCCGGCGGCGGATGCCAGCGCCCGCTCGAGCGTCGAGCGACCCAGTGTCGGGACGACGACCGACAGCCTTATATCCACAGCATCCCGATCCCACAGTGCGTCGTCTGCGCCACGTGCATCCAGCGCGTGTCCGTCTCTTGGATGATCTCGCCCCACAGTTGCTCGACGCCGTAGGTGGGGTCGCCGATGTGCTGCGTGTCGTGGAAGGCGAAGATGCCGCCCGGCCGAGCCATGTCGCGGTAGTTCTCCCAGTCGGCCTTGACTGCGTCGTAGGTGTGGTCGGCGTCGATGAAGATGAAGTCGTAGGGGCCGATCTCCCGCGCCTGCTCCACGATCTCCGGGTCTTGTGAGACGCCCTGCAAGAGGTGCAGCTTCGCGCCAGCCTCTCTCGCCCACTGCTTCCAGTCTGCGGCCAGGCGCATCTCGTCGTCTACCGCGACAACGGTGCCGCCGAACTGCAGCCAGTGCCACAGGGTGCCTCCGTGCCAGCAGCCGACCTCGAGCACGGAAGCGGGCGCCAGGCGGTCGACGACGGCCAGCAACTGCTCCAGCTCCCAACTGTTCTGGAACGTGTCCACGTCGGGCTTTGCGCTCATACGACCTCGCTCATCCACTCGAACGACTCGGCGGCCAGCACCCGCTTGAGCAGCGCCGGGAATGTCTCCTCGATGCCGTTGCCACAGACGTTGGGGATGTGGCCGTGCCAGTGGTCAGGATCGGTGCCGACGGCCGCGTCGTGCGAGATCACATGCGCCCGCAATCCCTTCGGCCGGCGATGCTCGTTCTGCCAGTGGTCTGCCACCCACCAGCCCGAGTCCAAGAGCGCCCGGTAGGTCTCATCCGAGATCATCCAGCCCGGTGCCTTGAAGCCCTTTACGAATCCGGGCGGGCGGGCGGCCAGCACCGACATCGTCTCCTCGTACGTCCAGTGCTCTGCCTCGTGGGAGTGCGGATGTCGCCAGCCGTGGACGGCCAGCTCGCACCAGCCGGGCACGCTCGACCAGAACTCGTCGGAGCCCAGCGCCGGGATCGCAAACAGCGTGCAGCGGAACTTGCCGTTGGCCTGTCGCAGGATCTGCAACAGGTCGAGTCGGTGCTCGTACTCGTGAAAGTCATCGAAGTCACAGAGCACGTCTGAACAGGAAGATGTTCTCCCGGTACCAGGGCGACACCTGGCGAGTCTGGATCCGCGGGCGAATCACATCCTGGCGCTCGTAGCCGTGGGCCTCGAACTTCTCGGCCCAGTACTCATGCGGCTGGCAGTTGACGTGGCCCTTGCCCTCCTGGCCGGGAACGGCCGCCGAGAAGACGACATCATCGCTGTGCAGAGTGCAGGTCTCGACGAGCGTGTCCGCGGCCCGTTCGGGCAGGTGCTCCCCGACCTCGAGACAGAGCACGAGATCGAAGGTGACGCCCAGGTCGAGCGGCTCGGTCAGGTCGTGCTGGAAGAACTGGTCTTGAGGCGCGATCTCGACGCCGACCATGCAGGGCAGGTCGAACACCTCCAGCCACTCGCCTTCGCCGCAGCCGAGGTCGAGGACGGACTGAGGCCTGAGCAGCCGTTTGATGACAGGCACGACGACGTGCGCCGAGGCCAGCACGAGCTCGCGTCGGCCACAGAAGAAGTCGGCCCCGTAGGTGACGCTCATTGCGCCCTGCCTCCCTCCCGCACGCGCCGTGCGAAGTAGTGGGGAATGTCCGCCACCTGCCCCAGCGTCGTCAGGTAGTGATTGACGTGAAGGCCCTGCACGTAGCCGCAGCGGCCTCCACGCGCACGGTGCCACTGCGTGATCGACTCGCCGCCGTCCCAGACCTGGAAGCGCTCGTCCCAGCGGAATCCCTCGCGCGTAAACAAGACCGAAGGGATGGCCATGAAGATGTTGCCCAGGATCCAGGTCTCATCGACGGTGGCCGTACCCAGGCGGAAGCTCGAGATCGTGGGCGGCGGGTTCATGAGACCGCCGACCCGCGGCGCCAAGATCGTCTCGTAGTCTGAGGCCAGTCTCGCCACCGTCGCCAGCGTGAACGGCGTCAGCACCTCGCAGTCGTTGTCGAAGGTGACGATCGTGTCGTAGCGCTCGGGCCGGCACACGTCCAGCAGCCAGTTCCAGCCCCGCGTGCAGCCGATGTTCTCGGCGCACAGCACGACGCGGGAGACACGGCCGGCGGCTTGCTCGGCCCGAAGCCACGCGGCCGTGTCGTCTTCTGAGCCCTGGTCGAGCACGAAGTGATCGAACGGGCAGCCCGCGTTCTCTCGCAGCGTCCGGAAGCAGTGCCGTGAATACGCGAGCCGATCACGGCACAGCGTCAAGACGGCGACGCGCATTCACGCCTTCGCCTTTTGCCGCTTGGCCGCCCGGCGCTGCGCCCGGTTGCCGTTCATGGAGATCGGCGGCACCTCCCGCGGCGTCGCCAGTTGCTCCAAGATCGGCTCCCAGTGCTGCGTGACGACGACGTCGGCGTCGTAGCCAAGCGCGAACTCGACGGCAGCGTCTTGCAGCTCCTGGTCGTCTCGAGCGTCGTAGGCCGCCTCCAGCGCCGCCTCGATGGAGGCGATGTGCGGCATGAAGGCAAAGGACGACTGCAACTCGTCCCACCAGGGATCGCCCTGCACGAGCCAGCCCGCCTGCGTGAGCTCACTCATGGCCGAGTGGTCTGAGGCGATGACGGGAACGCCGCAGGCCGCCGCCTCGATCAGCGGTACGCCGAAGCCCTCGCCCATCGACGGATTGAGCAACACGTCGAAGGCCACGTACTGCGCCGCCAAGAGATGCCGCGGCAGGCCCATGAGCGTCTCACGTTCCGAGGGGAAGCGAATGCGCTCGATGAGCCTGCCGGGCCTCTCCTCCAGGCCGTTCAGCGCCAGCACGAGGTTCTCGAGGTTGGAACCGTCGCCGCGCGGTACGGCCTCCGTGTGCGCGTACAACCAGGCATCGTCATGCCGGCGGGAGAAGCGCGCGAAGGCCTCGAAGGCCTGGGGGAATGCCTTGCGTGACACCTGCTTGTTCCAGCCGCGGTTGGCGGCCACCATGCCGACCAGGAAGGCATCACGGGGGATGCCCATGTCGTCGCGCACGGCGTCCCGGATCTCCGGTTGTGGGCAGAAGAGGCGCGTGTCCACCATGTGCGGCGCGTACAGCGGATCGGGGATCTTCACGCGCTCCATCTCGCGCTGGCCGAACTGCGACATGGCGATCGCCCGCACCTTCTCGTTCTTCAAGACGGCGCCCACCATCGGCGGCACCGGGTAGTGGTCGACGGGCGCCCAGATGGCCATGCGGAAGTCCTCGGGCCAGGCCGACGGCCGCATCACCCAGGCGTCGTGCAGGCAGAGGCAGACATCGGCCCCGAAGTGCTCCGCGTAGTAGCCGATCGAGCGGTTGCCGGAGTCGCCGTGAGCCGGGTAGACGGTGATCTCGTTCCAGGGGACGATCGTGCCCTGGATGCCGAAGTTGGCGGCGACCGCCACCTCGTGGCCCAGCGCCTTGAGCCGCGGTAGAAGCAACGCTGCCTGCTCCCCGTACCCACTGGGCACCCATGGAGCGTTGGTGGACATAAGCACTTTCACGGGATCACCCGCACCGTCCAAGTGCAGCCGAGCAGGTCACCGTCTAGGCCGGTCGCGGGCCAGGTGCCCATGGCCGACTGGTTCGTGACCTCCGTGCGCCGCACGACGCCGCCCAGCGTGCGGTCGGCCGTGATCGCCTGTAGCACCGAGGTCTCGGCGGCGGCGTCCATCATCGAGATCAAGAGTCGCTGGCCCTCCTCGTTGTCGGCGGTCGTGACGCGTGCCCGGACGACGAGCATGTAGATGAGGTTGCCGCGGCCGAAGCCGAGCGCTTCTCTGGGCGTCTCGTCCTGGTAGATGTCGATGGCCGGCGGCGAGGGGCTCGGCACCATCAGGCCGTCCGCCTGCAGGTTGGCGATAGGCGCATTAGCCGTCCCGCACAGCTCGTCGTAGACCTGGTCTGCCAGCGCGTCCTGGATCTCCACCAGCGTCGCCACTACGACAAGCCCCAGACGCCCTTGAGCGGTGCCAACTTGTGACTGTGGCGCTCCCAGCTGTCACGCGCCGTGTAGGCAACGCCCGTGTCCGCGATGCCGATGATGCCGAAGGGCGACTGGTTCTGCTGCCAGTGCTCGACGGCGCGCTCGAGGCAGACCTCCTGCGCGAGCTCCGGCGGGTTCGAGTAGGGCGTCTCCGTGCCGTTGACGTCGGCCGTGCCGATCTCGGAGTCGATCTCGGCCGACGCCGACTTCAAGACGCGCATCAGCGCCGCGTGCCGCTGAGAGGCATTCACGCGCAGGATCTGCGCCAGCTCGGAGACCGAGGCGTAGACAGGCCGCTCGTCGGCGGTGTTCTGGACGGGGAACGTCGGCAGCGCGAAGGCGCCGGCCGCGTCGTAGAACGTGAGCTGATACCAGAGGTCGGCCTCGTCAGAGGCGGTCGTGACTGTGAAATCACGGGAGGCGGGCTGCGACGGATCCACGTCGACCGGCGACAGCGCCTGCGTGCCGATGTCGGTGAACGGCCCCGTGGAGGCCGTGCCCTCCGCGATCCGCACCTCCGTCCAGGGCATCAGGTCGTAGCGCGCCGATGGGACGTAGTCCTCGAACGAAATGATCTGGCTCATTCCTCGATCTCACCTCCTACACCTACGGCGATACGACCTTCGTCCGCGTCGTCGATGCTGCCGTTGAAGCCCCGCGCGATCCTGCCGCCGAGCACGGCCTCCAGCGTCTGCAGGAACGGATCCCAGGTTCCCTCGGTGACGGTAAGCCACACGAAAGGTGCGTCAACGCGCCCCATTGCCTCCAGGACGGCCAGCGCATCCACGTCGAGGGTCAGGGGTAGGGTCACACGTCCTCGCCGATACAGCGTCCCCGAGACCGTCTCTGAGAACGTGAACGGGCTGACGACCGAGCCGCGCCGGAGCGTCACCTGCCCGGAGACGACGCGCCCGAACGTGAACGGGCTGATGACGATGCCGCCGGCACCGGCCTGCGCTTGTGAGAAGACGCCGAAGGTGATCGGCAGCGCCACCCGGCTCTTGGCTGTGAGCTTGGCCTGGACGACGCGGTTGAAGTTGAAGGCGAGAACGATGGCCGACTTCGCCCCGACCTTGGCGGCTACGACCCGGTTGAAGGTGAACGGGGAGACGACCGTTGACCGTGCGCCCAGTCTCCCGGAGATCGTCTCCCCGAACGTGAACGATGTTACGACCGGGTTCGTCTTCGAGTGAACGCGCCCGATGACGACTCGCCCGAAGGTGAAGGGACTGACGACGACGCCGGCACCGCCGCGGGAGATGGTGACGATGCCGAACGTGAAGGGCAGGACGACCTGCCCCTTGGCCGTGAGCTTGGCCTGGACAACGCGGTTGAACGAAAACGGCGAATCGACCCGGCTCTTGGCTGTGACCTTGCCGCTTACGACCTCGCCGAAGACGAATGACAGGACGACCGAGCTCTTGGCCGTGACCTTCGCCTGGACAACTCGCCCGAAGCTGAACGGGCTGTCAATCCGGCTCCTGGCTGTGAGCTTGCCTTGGACAACTCGCCCGAACGTGAAGGGGCTGAGAACGACGCCCGCTTGCGTGCCAGCCACGCTGCCGTCGACGACCCGCCCGAACGTGAACGGAGAATCGACCCGGCTCTTGGCGGTGAGCTTCGCCTGGACGACTTCTGAGAAGGTGAAGGGCGATACGACCTGGCCCAGACGCACCGTCCTGCCCTGAACGACCTCGGAGAAGGTGAAGGGACAGACGACCTGGCCGAAGCGGACGGCCCGCCCGGCGATGACCTCGCCGAACGTGAAGGGAGAGTCGACCCGGCTCTTGGCCTCGACCTTGCCTGTGACGACCCGGCCGAAGGTGAACGGCGAGTCCACCCGGCCGGTGGGCACCACCGCGGCGGTGCCTTCTTCGCCGTAGGCCTGCAGAGGCTCTGCGCGGTTCCAGTACTCGAGGCCATAGCCGTCGACCGCCGCCTGCATGCCGCGGTGGAGCTCGCCGCGGTTGTAGAAGGAGAACGCCCGAGTGGTCGGCTGCTCCGCAACGGAGCCCGAGACGACTCGCCCGAAGCTGAACGGAGAGTCGACTCGAGCCTTGGCGCTGACCTTGGCGCTGACGACCCTGACCGCCGTGAAGGGTGCGTCGACGCGGGCCTTGGCGGTGAGCTTGGCCGCTACGACTCTCGCGAAGGTGAACGGGCTGACGACGGCACCACGCGGCGCGCCCGGCCGAATGGCAATCGTGACCGTCGCATAATCCTCCGAGGAGGAGATCGTGTACGGGCCAGGAGTGAGCGACGCCTCAGCCACTCCCCGATAGGCGACGGCCATCCCGGCACCGCCCGCACCGCCGGAGGATTGCGGCGAGCCCGTGACGTAGGTGTAGTCCGTGTCCTTGGCGGTATAGGTGGGCGTGCCGTCGTTGGCAGCCACTGCCAGCCACAGCGTGTCCTCGATTGCCCAGTTGGTCGGGTCGAGAACGACAAATGAGACCGACGAGCTGGTGCCGTTGTTGCCAGAGACGTCGGTTGCAACGGAGTCCCAGACGTCGTCGGTGCCGTTCCAGTTCTGGATACGTATGACCAGCCAACAGCCCTGCTCAGAAGGCAGGCCGGTGACGCTGAAGCTGCCGCTCTCTGAGCCTGTCGCCTTCTTCTTGGCGTAGACGAGACAGCAGGCGCTACCGTTTCCGAGCTGCTGGCCAGTCACCCAGCCTGAGGGCCAGGTGCCGGTGCCAGTCGAGCCGTCGCGGCCGATAAAGGCGATCAGCAGGTCGCCGGCCGCAATCGACGACGGGTAGCTGAGCGTCCAGGAGGTCGCGTTTGAGGTCTGCGTGCCGCTCGCCTGGCCCGCTATCGACGGGAAGGCCACTAGGCCACCGCGAAGTCGTCGAAGAACGCCGAGCCGTCGCCGTCGCCGTCCGACATGAACCTCACCGTCACGACGCCGGCTCGAGTGGGCGTGAAGTTGAGGCTCAGCTCCTCCCAGGCATCGGCAGAGCCCGTCATCGTGTCCGTTGCCTCGGAGACGCCGCACTCGGCGTTGGCCAGCACCCTGAGCCTGGGCTTTGTGCCCGAGCCGTAGGCCGAGTCGAAGCGCCCGTAGACGGTGACGGTGGTGGACGCTGCCGCCACCGGGATCGTCACGTCCTGCACCGAGGGGCCGAGCAGCTTCAGCGCGTAAGAGCCCGAGCGCACGGTGGTCGACTCGCGCTGGCCGGTGTCTCCGCGCTCGGAGTAGCCGATCGCCTTGAGCGCCGATGCCCAGGTGCGGGCCGGGCCTGCCGGCCGCGGCACGCCGAAGGCGTCTTCGGTCTGCACGCCTATGGAGCCGTCGTTACCGAAGCCGAGGATGGGCGAGTTCACCATCGGCGACAGAAACGGCCGCAAGTTCTGGCCGAACAGCCGCTCCTGGCCGAAGTGCAAGAGCAGCGCGTAGGGCGGTTGGCGGTTGGCGCCTGCCACCTGGCTCGAGGCCCCGCTGGAAACGTTCGTCCTCGGAGTCCCGCCCAGCAGGTAGTTGTAGTCCTCGACGATCTGGCCGGAGGCGCCCGCGGTCAGCGTTGTCTCGCCCCAGGCGAGGCAGTTGTAGAACTCGCATTGGTTACCCGCCGATGTCGCGATGCTCGTCCCCTGCGTGTTCATCGCCGTGCCAGCCATGATGAACGTGCAGTTGTAGACCTTGACGCCGCCACCCTTGAAACTGTTGGCACCGCTGGACAAGACGAAGACGCCTGTTGACGCACTTTGCGCCCAGGCACAGAACAGACAGTTGCGAATCACGACCTCTGCGTCGTAGTCCGCCGTCGTGGAGGTAGGCAACGTCACCGTGATCCCGGTGCCCGGCGTGTAGATGACGCACTGCTCGACCGTCCACGTCGACGCGGCGTCCACGAGCGCCGTGATCGCGAGCGCGTTCGAGGCGCGATTGGATATCAGTAGGCAGCGCGTGAGCTTCACGTTCGTCGAGGTCGCGGTCGTCGCGTCTACACAGCCGTTGGCGATGTTGGCGCCGACGAGCACGAGGTCGCGAAAGGTCAGGAAGTCCCGCCCCGCCAGCGCCAGTACCGGGCTGGTCGTGGAGGGAACGGTCTTGTCGTTCGTCGTGTAGGCCGACAGGATCACGTCGCCCGGCGTCACGTCGGAGAACTGCGAGGCAGACGGATCGCCCAGCACGAAGGTCTCGGCCACGGCCGAGGTCATGGCGACGGTGACGAGCTCGCGGTAGGTGCCGGGCGCGATGTAGAC